CCCCTTGAGCACTTCGAGGGGCCTCGTAAATGGCAACGGGAAATTCTGACAGAATTACGCGAGCACATCAAAGCTAACAACGGCAAGATAGACTTTGAGACGCTGCGTATGGCGGTGTCATCTGGGCGCGGTATCGGTAAGTCGGCGCTAGTATCATGGCTGACGATCTGGATGCTGACCACGCGGATCGGCTCGACGACCATCGTGTCGGCTAATAGCGAAGCGCAGCTCCGCAGCGTCACCTGGGCTGAGATCACCAAGTGGCTGAGTATGTCGATACACAGCCATTGGTTCGAGGTCAGCGCAACCAGAGTCCTACCGGCGAAGTGGATAGCGGAGTTGGTCGAACGAGATCTGAAAATGGGAACGCGCTATTGGGGCGTAGAAGGGCGGTTGTGGAGTGCAGAGAATCCTGACGCATATGCTGGCGTGCATAACTTCGCGGGTGTCATGCTGGTATTCGATGAGGCGAGCGGAATTGATGATAGTATCTGGTCAGTTGCAGCGGGCTTTTTTACGGAAAATACCCCTAATCGCTTTTGGTTGTGCTTCAGCAACCCCCGTCGTAACTCTGGTTACTTTTATGAGTGTTTTAACTCCAAGCGAGACTTTTGGCGAAATAAAATTGTCGATGCCCGCTCCGTCGAAGGCACGGATAAGGCCGTCTACCAACAGATCATTGACGAGTATGGCCCCGACTCAAGCGCAGCCCACGTCGAGGTCTACGGTCAGTTCCCCAACGCGAGCGACGACCAGTTCATCGGAAACGCGCTGGTTGACGAGGCAATGGAACGTCCCGCTATATCCGACCAGTCCGCGCCCATCGTGGTCGGAGTGGATCCAGCACGCTTTGGTGCCGACGCTACCGTCATCGCCATAAGGCAGGGCCGCGACATACTGAGCATACGCAGGCACCGTGGCGACGACACGATGGAAGTCGTAGGCCGCGTGATCGACGTGATCGAGGAGTATAAGCCCGCGCTGGTCGTGATCGACGAGGGCGGACTCGGCGCGGGCGTCGTGGATCGGCTGAAGGAACAGCGCTATAAGGTGCGCGGTGTGAACTTCGGAAATAAGTCAACGAAGCCCATGATGTATGGCAACAAGCGCGCAGAGATGTGGGGTGCGATGAAAGAGTGGCTGAAGGACGCGCACATACCGAAGGACAGATATTTAAAATCTGACCTCATCGGGCCTATGATGAAGCCGGACTCGAAGGGAACGATCTTCTTGGAGTCAAAGAAGGATATGAAGTCGAGAGGACTGGCGTCACCTGACGCAGCGGACGCTATTGCAGTAACCTTCGCATTTCCTGTCGCTAGACGCGAGCAACGAGTAGACAACCAGCGCCGCGTCAGCTATGGTCAAGGCTCCGCATCGTCTGGATGGATGGCCTCATAATGGCTGATAAGAAAGCTAAACCCGCAGTTTCAACACCCGCGCAATCATACCCCGATCCATATTGGCCTGGAACATCTACAGGGCCAAATATGTTTTCTAATGCGCCACCTATGACTTTAGGTGCTAACGGCGTTGATCTTAACCCGCAAGGCGGAATGGCAAATACACCTCGTCCAGGCTGGGGGATGAACCCCGAACAACAGCAGGTAACACCTAACGCTAATGCCGCCGCTGTCCGCGCTTATACACGCAACGCGCCATATATGCAGGATTTTATGTCTGACCCACAGGCTATGGTGCAGCAAATGTATATGTTACAGCAATCGCTGGAAAAAGACCCAACAGACGTAGTGAGCGAATATAGACTTCGCGTATTAAGACAAGCGCTAGGCGATGTGTTTGGTATGCGCGTCCCAGAACAAATTTATGGTTATGGCATTACCCGCGCGCAAGCTCCTGCTACGCCAGGATCTCCATATGGGTCATCTACAACGCCAGGATCAAAATAATGGTATCGTTATCGGTAGGTCGTGGCGAGAAGCTATCGACAAAAGCGGGCGCTGGTCTGACGGCTAAAGGTCGTGCTAAGTATAATGCTGCGACAGGTAGCAAACTGAAGCCACCGACACCTAATCCTAAAACCAAAGCAGATGAAGGCCGTAAGAAGTCATTCTGTGCGCGTATGGGCGGCGTAGTCGCTAAGTCGAAGAACGCCGAACGCGCTAAAGCTAGTATGAAAAGGTGGAACTGTGGCAAGTAAGCCTGGGCTATACGCCAACATTCATGCCAAACGCGCACGCATAGCCGCCGGATCGGGTGAGAAGATGCGTAAGGTTGGAGCTAAAGGCGCACCAACAGCTAAAGCGTTTGTTAGATCCGCGAAGACAGCTAAAGGAAAACGCTGATGCCGTTAGTTAAATCTAAGTCAGAGAAAGCCTTTCGTAAAAATGTAGAAGCTGAAATGAAGGCTGGGCACCCTAAGAAACAAAGCGTGGCGATTGCCTACTCTGTTAAGCGTGCAGCGAGCAAAAAAGGCGGCATGAGCAAAGGTAAATCAAGTGGCTGCAAGTGATGTAGAAGGCGCAGGCAAAGTATCTGACAATCCAGACGGCGACCGTCTGGCTACAATGAGGCATCGGTTTACTGTTGCCTCCGCAGCCTATTCTGACTCCCGCGAAGATGAGCTGGACGACTTGCGTTTTATGGCAGGCTCCCCAGATAATGCTTGGCAATGGCCCGCTGACGTGTTGGCGACCAGAGGCGCGGTGCAGGGTCAGACGATCAACGCACGTCCCTGCCTGACGATTAACAAGCTGCCACAGCATGTCAGGTTAGTAACTAATGAACAGCGACAAAACAGACCCTCCGGCAAGGTCATTCCAGCGGACGATAAAGCCGACGTTGCGGTCGCAGAAGTCTTTCAAGGTATCGTTAGACACATCGAATACCTTTCCGACGCGGACGTTGCATATGATACCGCGTGCGACAATCAAGTTACCTACGGAGAAGGTTATATCCGAATCCTTACGGAATATTGCCGCGAAGATTCGTTTGACCAAGACTTGAAGATCGGTCGCGTCCGTAACAGCTTCAGCGTCTATATGGATCCAATGATCCACGATCCATGCGGGTCAGACGCGGAATGGTGCTTCATAACCGAAGACATCCCTAAAGAAGAGTATGAGCGTCTTTACCCTGACGCGCTGCCAATCTCTGTGATGATGTCACAGGGCGTTGGCGATCAGTCACTCAGCATGTGGATGAGCCAGGAAACCGTCCGTATTGCTGAGTATTTTTACATCGACCATCAGAAGAAAAAGCTCAATCTCTACCCCGATAATATAACGGCTTTTGAGGGTTCGCCACAGGACAAGCAGCTCAAGGCTATGTTCGGTAAGCCTCTGAAGTCCCGCACAAGCGAACATCGTCAGGTCAAGTGGCTGAAGACGAACGGCTTTGAAGTGTTAGAGGAACGCGATTGGGCGGGTAAATGGATTCCTGTCATCCGCGTTGTGGGCAACGAGTTTGAAGTAGACGGTCAGCTCTACATCAGCGGTCTAGTGCGTAACGCAAAAGACGCGCAGCGCATGTATAACTATTGGGTCAGTCAAGAAGCAGAGATGCTGGCGCTGGCTCCGAAAGCGCCATTTATTGGATATGGAGGCCAGTTTGAAGGATACGAAACAAACTGGAAAACCGCCAATACAAACAACTGGCCTTACCTCGAAGTCAACCCAGACGTCACCGACGGCAATGGATCTCCTCTTCCATTACCTGAACGCGCGCAGCCGCCTATGGCGCAAACCGGCCTTATCCAGGCCAAAGTGGGCGCTGGGGAAGATATCAAAGCCACCACGGGTCAATACGACAGTTCAATTGGTGCGACCAGTAACGAGAGGACGGGTCGTGCGATTCTGGCTCGGCAAAACCAAGGCGATACATCCACATATCACTACGTGGACAATCTCGCGCGAGCGGTTCGATATACGACAAGACAGCTAGTCGATCTGATCCCTAAGATCTATGACACGGAGCGCGTGGCGCGCATTGTCGGACTCGACGGCGAAGTGGATATGGTGAAAATCAATCCAAATCAGCCGGAACCAGTTCGCGTCATCAAAGATCCGATCACAGGTTTGGACATTGAGAAAATCTACAACCCGTCAATTGGTATTTACGACGTGGTTGTAACGACAGGCCCAAGCTACGCGACCAAGCGCCAAGAGGCGATGGAAGCGATGCAGATGATCTTGCAGACCAACCCGCAGCTTTGGGCTGTGGCAGGCGACTTGTTCATTAAGAACATGGATTGGCCTGGGGCGCAGGAGATGGCGGCTCGCTTTGCCAAAACGCTTGATCCGAAGGTTCTGGATAATACAGATGAGTCGCCAGAAGCGCAGATGATGCGTATGCAAATGAACGACATGGCGAACCAGATGGAACAGACGGCGGCTCTGGTTCAGCAATTGCAACAGTCGTATGATATGCAGAAACTGGCGATTGATGAGCAAAATACGCAGATCAAGGCGTATGATGCGGAGACAAAACGTCTTCAAGCCATGCAGAGCGGCCTGTCACCTGAACAGATCCAAGACATTGTGATGGGAACTGTCGCGGCGGCAATGGACACAGGTGACATTGTGCCTAGATCGTCACCTATGCAACCTCAATTACCGGGATTAGAATAATGAGCTGCGCGGATCTAATCGGACATTTGTTTTTAGCCCGCGATGTGACGCATAGCGTGCATTTAAACACGCGATCCTATGCAAAACATAAGGCTTTGGGCGGCTTTTACGGCAAAGTTATCGACTTAGCCGACGATTTAGCCGAAGCCTACCAAGGCAGACACGGCCTAATCGGGCCGATTACGCTCCATTCAGCCAAGAAAACCAACAATGTTATTGAGTTTCTTGAAGATTCGCTGAAAGACGTTGAAGAAATGCGGTATAAGGTCTGTGATAAAGACGATACGGCGATCCAAAACATTATCGACGGTATCGTAGACTTATACCTATCAACACTGTATAAACTTAAGTTCCTAGCGTGAGGAAATCATGGCATATGCTCTAAATCTTACGGCCACTTCGCAAGTTAAAATAGGGCTTGCCAAGGTTAAAGGCGTTTTCGTTAGCTCTGGCTCATCGCCAACCATCGCAATCTATGATTCTGCGGTTGCTTCAGCGTCAGATCCTGTTGTTATCTCGACTTTTACGGGCGCAGTTCCAGGCAATTACTCATTTCCGCCTGAAGGTGTCACGTTAAGTAAAGGTCTGTATGTTGTCCTCGGCGGCACAAATCCAAATGTGACGGTCTTTTACGAGTAATTTAAATGGCCTTTATTTATAATCTTACTGACAGTTGGACTGATGCAGCAACTACTTGGAATGGCATAAAATTAGCCGTTACCAACACGGCGTCTAGCGCGTCGTCTAATTTGCTGAATCTGACGGTTACAGGGGCCACAACGGCCTCTTTTGTCGTTGATAAGAGCGGTAATTTAGCTCTAAACGGCACTGTCAATAAGATTACAATGACGACTCCGGCTACCGGCGCGACGCTGACGCTGGCGGACAACTCGACATTTATCACGTCTGGCGCTTATTCGAGCACCTTCACCTTCACCGGCGCGACGACGCTGACGTTCCCAACGAGCGGCACGGTTACAGCGCTCGGCAACACGACGACAGGCTCTGGCGCTATCGTATTGGCGTCATCGCCAACGCTTGTTACGCCTGCGCTTGGCACGCCTAGCAGCGGCGTATTATCTGGCTGCACGGGCTATCCTGTATCCGCTCTAACAGGCACCGGCACAGGCGTATTGACCGCTTTAGCTGTTAATGTTGGCTCTGCGGGCGCTTTTGTCACGTTCAATGGCGCTCTTGGCACACCTAGCAGCGGCGATCTGACGAACTGCACGGGTATTACGCCAAGCAATATTGGTGGCCTTGGCGCGGGCGTAGCCACATGGCTTGCGACGCCATCTAGCGCCAATTTAGCGGCTGCGGTTACTGACGAAACTGGTAGCGGTGCGTTAGTCTTCGCAAATAGCCCAACACTTGTCACTCCTGCACTTGGAACGCCATCCTCGGCGACACTGACAAATGCGACGGGATTACCTATTAGCACAGGCGTTAGCGGCCTTGGGACAGGTGTTGCGACGTTCTTGGCGACGCCATCGAGCGCGAATCTTGCGTCGGCTGTCACTGATGAAACGGGATCTGGGCCTCTAGTATTTGCGACCAGTCCGACTTTTACGTCTCAGGTTACGTTTGGCACGGCCAGCTCAACACGCGGCACGCTCGTATTAGCCAACACAACCGCTAATACGGTCACGTTGCAATCATCTAACTCTACGGCTGCGGCTTACACGCTGACTTTCCCAGCGGCTGCGCCTGTTAACGGTTATTACCTTCAGACTGACACGAACGGCGTTCTGTCATGGGCGGCAGGCGGTGGCGGTGGCGGTGGCTCTCCTGGCGGCTCTAATACGCAGGTTCAGTTTAATAACGCAGGCGCTTTCGGCGGCGATCCAGCCTTTACCTTCGTAAATGGCACCGGCACAGCCACATTAACGCTTGGCGTTGCCTCTACAACCAGCGCAGCGCTCAAGATCTATAATTCATCTAGCGCCAATAGCGTGACGATTGCCTCTGGCAATAATACAGCCGCTTGGACGATGACTCTGCCGACAGATGACGGCACAAGCGGTCAGTATTTACAGACTGATGGTTCTGGCAATACGTCGTGGGCGACTGTTTCGACAGGCATAACTGTCAATACAACAGCTATTACTGGCGGCACGTCTGGTCGTATTCTTTACGATAACGCCGGAACTGTAGGCGAACTTGCGACCACAGGCACAGGTAATGTTGTTCTAGCGACTTCGCCTTCTTTGACGACGCCGACGCTCGGCGTTGCGTCAGCTACTACAATCAACAAAGTTACGCTTACCGCTCCCGCAACAGGGTCTACGCTGACGATTGCTGATGGCAAGACTTTAACTGCTAATGCGTCGCTTACTTTGGCAGGCACTGACGGTAAAACGTTAACTGTTAGCAATACGCTAACTTTCACTGGCACTGATAGTAGTTCAGTTGCCTTTGGAACGGGCGGCACGGTAGCCTATACAGGCGGCACATTAGCTCAGTTTGCATCAACGACATCATCGCAGCTTGCTGGCGTCATCAGCGACGAAACAGGTAGCGGATCTCTTGTATTTGCGACAAGTCCGACATTAGCTACACCCCGCGTTGCCGGATCGTCTACAGGATACACAACATTAGCTTCTGCTAATTCTAGCGCGACTAATTACACCCTGACACTTCCGGCTTCTACCGGAACCGTCTCCACAACAGGGTTTGCTGTGGCGATGTCTGTAGTTTTCGGAGGATAAAATGGCTAATCCTAATATTGTTAACGTCACCAAAATTTATGGCGTTACAACATCCTATACAGTGACCGGCAATACGGCAGTTTCTGTTTTAAATAACGCCGCGTCATCAGGTAAGGTTTTTAAGATTGAAAGCCTTGTTGTTGCTAATACAACAACGGTAGCCGTTAACTGCACCGTTTCTTATTATACTAATGCAACGGCGCAGGGCAGCGCGCCTTCTGGCGGAACAGCTTTTCCAATATGTTCAACTGTCTCCGTTCCTGCAAATGCTTCTCTTGTAGTCATTGAAAAATCTAACGGCATTTACTTAATGGAAAATGCATGTTTATCGACGACGTCAGGAAATGCGAGCGGATTTTTGACCGTAACTACGTCTTATGAAGACATAACGGATCAGCCATAATATTTAAGGATATTTTTTATGCCTAGCTCACGTTGGAATGGTGGCATACTTGGCCCTGCTAATACTCCAACCGCATCAGTGGCATCTGGCGTCTGGAATTTAGAAAGACAACAGGTCGCTCAAGGTGGCAGCATTTGGCCCCCAACAACAGTAACTTTTGATTATATGGTTGTTGCTGGCGGCGGCAGCGGCTCGTCTAATGGTAACAGGCAAACAAATATCGGCGGCGCAGGCGGCGCGGGTGGTTATAGATACAACACAGGGGTGACCGTAAATACTGGCGTTACAATTACGGTAAGTGTCGGCGGTGGTGGCTCCGCTCCTTCATCAGTAGCCCCCGCCACAAGCGAATCAAACGGAAACAAGGGGACTAACTCTTCATATTCAGGCACCGGCCTTACTACAATAACCGCGACAGGTGGTGGGTATGGCGGTATAACAGACGTAGATGGAGGCCCCGGCGGTTCTGGCGGCGGCGGCGGCACTCTTACTACAAATGGGGGCACAGGCAACGAAGGCGGATATTCTCCTGTTGAGGGTTACAATGGTGGTGCTGGCGGCGCTCAACCTCCAACGGGATTTCCAGGTAGCGGCGGCGGCGCAAGCGCGGCTGGCACAGCTACAAATGGTGCAAGTGGCGGCGCAGGCGCTTCAGCACAAAGTTCGTTCTTATCTGCCGCGAGCGCTGGCGTTAATGTAAGTGGAACATATTATATAGCTGGCGGTGGTGCCGCTGGAGCGGGAGACAGCAATACGGCTGGCACTGGCGGTAATGGCGGCGGCGGAAACGGAGGAACAAGAAGTTCAAGTGTTTCCGTTGCTAATGGCGTTGCAGGAACGGCAAATACAGGTGGTGGTGGTGGTGGATCCGCCGGCGGCGATTTATTAAGCAACCCAACAACACTGTATGGCGGCGCTGGCGGGTCCGGCATTGTTATTATCAAAACAACATCAACAGCCGCTTCAACAACTGGTTCGCCAACGCTCGTAACAAGCGGTGGTCATAACTACTATAAATTCACTGGTTCTGGCTCAATTACGTTCTGAGGATGATATGGCGCATTTCGCTCAATTAGATGAGCATAACCTTGTTCTTCAGGTCATCGTTGTGAATAACGAGACGATAGAGAACTTATCTTTTCCGCAATCAGAACCTGTCGGTATAGCGTTTTGTCAATCGTTATTCGGCGCTGATACAATCTGGAAACAGACAAGTTATAACAATAACTTCCGCGTTAGGTATGCAGGCATTGATTATATATACGACGCTACATTGGACGCTTTTATCCCGCCAAAGCCCTATCCTTCTTGGCTTTTAAACACCACAACTTGTAATTGGGATCCTCCGATACCGTATCCAAATGACGGCAAACGCTATACATGGGATGAAGCAACCGAATCTTGGGTTTTATCGAATGAAAATTGATCTAACCACGCAACAGTGGAATTACATTTTGAACGTCTTAGGCCAACGTCCTTACGTTGAAGTTGTTGAACTTATTGCAGAGATTCAAAAACAAGCCGTTGACGGTGTTTCTGTAAACGAGTAAATATATACGTTACCGACTAGCCGGATAGCTAGGAAGATAGGAGGTCGCGTGAGCGACGAGGATCTCGCTACAGCGGAGATAAGCACCGCGCCAGAGTTGGAAGCTACGGTGGCCCCAACGACTGAGGAAAATAAACCGGAAGAACAGCCGCCCGAAAAGATGTTCACTCAGAAAGAGTTGGACGCTCTGATCGACAAGCGGTTTCGCAAAGAGAAGCTTAATGCAGCTAAGGCAGCTCAAGAGTTAGCCGAGCTTCAGGCGAAGTTACAGGCTCAGTCTGCAACCCCGCCCGCGCCAGATGATTTTGAGAACGCGCAAGCCTATGCGGAAGCATTGGCCGAGCAAAAAGCTCAACAGATTCTAGCGCGTAAAGAAGCAGAGCGACAACAATCGGCTGTTCTTGAGGCATATCAAGACCGAGAGGAAGATGCTCGGAGTCGATACGATGACTTTGAACAAGTCGCGTATAACCCAAATCTTCCTGTAACGGACTATATGGCTCAAGCGATACAGGCTTCGGATATTGGCCCCGACGTGATTTATCACTTAGGTTCCAACCCAAAAGAAGCACATCGTATAGCTAATTTACCGCCGATCTTGCAGGCTAAAGAGATTGGTCGGATCGAAGCTAAATTAGCGGCTGATCCTCCAGCGAAACGCACTTCAACTGCGCCAGCTCCTCTTGCTCCTGTCACGGCTACTCGGTCAAGCTCCGGCCCTAGATATGACACGACTGACCCACGGGCTACAAAGTCGATGTCAACGTCAGAATGGATTGAAGCCGAACGGTTGCGACAGATCAAGAAGTGGGAAGCGCAAAACCGTAGGTAATAGGTTATGTCAAACTCAATTTTAACAATTGACATGATCACAAGGAAGGCGCTCGAAATCCTCGAGAACTCCCTTGTGCTCACCCGCACTGTAAACCGTCAGTATGACGACTCTTTCGCTGTAGAAGGCGCTAAGATCGGCTCAACGCTCCGCATCCGTCTTCCTGACCGCGCTTTGGTCACGGACGGCGCTGCCCTTCAGGTTCAGGACGACAACGAGCAATACACCACGCTCACTGTTTCCAGCCAGAAGCACATCGGCGTGAACTTCACGACCGCCGAACTCACGATGCAGTTGGACGACTTCGCTGAACGTGTTCTGAAGCCTCGTATTTCGCAGCTCGCGTCTTCTATCGACGCCGACGTTGCAAACAGCTTCAAATACATCGGCAACTCGGTCGGCACCCCAGGCACCACGCCTGCTACGTCGCTCGTTCTGTTGCAAGCTCAACAGAAGCTCAACGAGAACGCTGCGGTTATGAGCCCACGTTATGCCACTGTTAACCCAGCCGCTAACGCTGCGTTGATTGAAGGCATGAAAGGTCTGTTCAATCCTGTTTCGGCTATCTCGAAGCAGTTCAAGAACGGCATGTTTGGTGAAGGCATCCTCGGCTACGACGAGCTGAATATGTCTCAGTCAATCAAGCAGTTCACGACCGGCTCACGCACAGGCACCGTAACGGTTAGCTCTTCAGTCACGACCGAAGGTTCGACGACTGTTGTTCTGACGGGTCTTACGACCACGACGATCAAAGCTGGCGACGTGTTCACCATCGCTGACGTGTATGCTGTCAACCCACAGACCCGTGAGTCAACCGGCTCGTTGTATCAGTTCGTTGCTCTCGCTGACGTTACGGCGTCAACGACCGCTTCAGTCACTGTTCCTGCGATGTATTCGGCTTCTCAGGCTCTTGCTACGGTCGATGCTCTGCCAGTATCTGGCAAAGCGGTCACGTTCCTCGGCGCTGCTTCTACGCAGTATCCGCAGAACCTCATCTACCATCGTGACGCGATCACCTTCGCCACCGCCGACCTTCTGCTTCCGCAGGGCGTCGATATGGCAAGCCGTCAGGTTCACAATGGCATCAGCCTCCGCGTTGTTCGTCAGTATGACATCAACAACGACCGTTTGCCTTGCCGTATTGACGTGCTCTATGGCTACAGCGTGATTCGTCCGCAGATGGCCGTTCGCCTTTGGGGCTAATAAGCGATGGGCCTTCGGGCCCGTCCTTTTCTCATCATTCTTGGAGTTTAACCCATGACAACTACTCAGAACGCGGCTTATCCGCTTGAGACGTTTGGCCCTTACAGCGCCATTCCAAATGGCGATGGCGGCTATCAAGTCGGCACAGGTAATCTTACTGAGCCTCTTTTCTTCCCGCAGCCTGCCCCTGACGCGCTCACCGGCGCTACGGTAACGGTTACGGTTGGCAATCTTGCCAACGGTGTTGTGACGATGGATTCTGGCGGCACAGACGCTGGCACCTATACGTTCCCGACAGGCGCGTTGATTGACGCGGCTTTCCCAAGCCTTAAAGTCAACTCAGCTTTCGACGTTAGCTTTATCAACATTGGCGACAATGCTGCTAATGACGTGACGTTCGGCGCTGGCGCTGGAAACACCATTGTTGGCAATGCAGTTGTTCAAGACGGCGCTACAACGACCGCTAACACGTCGGCTGTTTTCCGCTTCCGTAAAACCGGCGCGTCTGCGTTCACCATCTACCGCATCTCGTAATATAGGCGGCGGCTCTAGAAGCCGCCCCTTCTCTTTAGGAGAATAAAAATGCCTAACACCAAAGCGGTTGGTGTCGCTTTCTCTGATCCTGAACTCAGCGGCGCGTCTATCACCAACTCGACGTTTACTTCGTCAGCTACGACGGGCGCTGTCATCGCCAACGCGACGGCGGGTCTTTACTTTCTGACGAGCGCCATTACGGCTAACTCGACCACGACATCGGCTCCTGCGGGTTCGATTGCTACAACGACGAACGCAACTGGCACCGGCAAATTGTTCGTGTCTGATGGCACCAAATGGCAATTTGCGGTAGTTGCCTAATATATAGCGGCCTACGGGCCGCTGTATTTTTATAGAAAGTAACAAATGGCTGTTATTTATTTGAAACACCCCGAACATGGGGTTAAAGTGGCGTGTCTCGACCTAGAGGCCGAAGCCGACGAAGAGAACGGCTGGGAGAGGTTCGATCCAGATGACGACATACAGTGCATACGACCAGATTTGCGGAGCACTGAGGCTCCTCGGAGTGTTAGCAGAAGGCGAAACGCCCTCAGTAGAGACAGCGAATGACGCGCTCTATGCGCTGAATCAAATGATTGACAGTTGGGATACCGAACGGCTTGCGGTGTTCTCAACTCAGGATCAAGTGTTTAGCTGGCCGTCAGGCGAGCGCACGCGCACGCTAGGCCCAACCGGCGACTTTGTGGGAGAGCGCCCTGTGTTGCTGGATGACGCGACTTACTTCCGCGATCCACAGACCAACGTGTCCTACGGCATTAAATTCATCAATCAGCAACAGTATGACGGCATTGCGGTCAAGACCGTAACGTCTACTTATCCACAGGTCATGTTTACGAACATGACTTATCCTAATATCGAGATGGTCATCTATCCAGTCCCTTTAAGACTATTAGAATGGCATTTCATTTCCGTTGAGCGACTGACGCAGCCTGCGACGCTGGCGACGGCAATTCTTTTCCCGCCTGGATATTTGCGGGCGTTTCGCTACAATCTGGCTTGCGAGTTGGCTCCTGAATTTGGCGTTGAGCCATCGCCTACAGTCAGCCGCATCGCTATGTATAGCAAGCGCGATCTGAAGCGCATCAATAACCCTGACGACATCATGGCTCTGCCTTACAGCATCGTCGGCACACGTCAGCGCTATAACATCTATGCGGGCAACTACTGATGAAGACGCCGATACTTGGCAGCTCGTATGTAACTAGAAGCCCCAACGCGGCTGACAGCCGCATGGTTAATCTCTTTCCAGAGGTCATACCCGAAGGCGGCAAAGAGGCTGCTTGGTTACAGCGTGCGCCAGGACTGCGCTTTCTTCAGACATTAGGCGCAGGGCCAGTCCGTGGGCTTTGGACGTTTACAAGCGACACAATAGATCCGGCTCCTGGCGAGTCAGCGACAACATCTTATGGATACGCGGTATCGGCAACAACTCTATACCGCATTGATGCTGACTGGAATTATACCGCGCTTGGCACAGTTGCAGGCACTGGACAAGTTAATATGACCGATAACGGGCGGCAAATGTTTATCGCCGCCGGAACAAACGGTTATATATACAATAGCACGTATAAAGAACTTCCGTTTAACACGACAAACACAAGCACGACTGTATCGGGCGGCGATACGACATATCTCTACCCAGGACAGCCTGTGTCAGGCACAGGCATCCCTACGGGCGCAACAGTCGCCAGTGTTACCAATGCAACAACTTTTGTATTGTCTGCCGCCGCGACCGCGACCAATACTGGCGTTACATTAACATTTACGCCTTTTCTGACTCAACTTGCGGCTCCTTTTGCAGGCGCTGTCGGTTGCGGCTTTTTGGACGGTTGGTTTGTGTATAACCAGCCAGATAGCCAGATCTTTTGGGTTTTAGATTCTACAACTACGACGGTCGATCCGCTCTACTTTGCCAGCGCTGAAGGTTCACCCGACAATCTTGTCACGCTGATTGTAGACCACCGCGAAGTCTGGTTATTTGGCACTAACTCAGTCGAAGTCTGGTATGACGCCGGTCTGCCAGATTTTCCATTAGCGCGTATCCAAGGCGCGTTTAACGAAATAGGCTGTCTTGCTGCTTATTCAGTAGCCAAGCTCGACAACGGCTTATTCTGGCTTGGCGCTGACGCTCGCGGTAATGGTATCGTCTACCGCTCAAAAGGTTACTCAGGCGAGCGCGTTTCAACCCATGCGGTTGAATGGCAGATCCAGCAATATTCAACATTATCCGACGCCGTGGGCTACACGTATCAACAGGACGGCCATAGCTTCTACGTTCTGAACTTCCCTAACGCTAACACGACATGGGTTTATGACGTGGCTACCGGCGCATGGCATGAGCGCGCTGGTTGGGAAAACAACGACTTTACCCGCACACGCGGTAATTGTCAGATGAACTTTAACAACGAGATCGTCATCGGCGATTACCGCACAGGCGAGATCTTTGCTTACGATCCAACTGTCTATTCAGAGGCTGGCACCACGCAAAAATGGCTACGCTCATGGCGTGCTCTGCCTACGGGCCAGAACGATTTAAATCGCACAGCGCAACATAGTCTTCAGCTTGATTGTCAGGCCGGTGTCGGCCTTTCGGGTTATAGCCAAGAGGAAGTCAATGCTATTATTTATATTTATGACCGCAATAATGATTTCATTCTTGACCGCTTTGGGTCTACTTTAAAGATACGTGATTACGCTGAATATGTCATTACGATTGGTGCAGACCCACAAGTCATGCTGCGTTGGTCTGATGACGGTGGTCATACGTGGTCTAATGAACACTGGAAATCTATGGGTAAAATTGGTCAGACAGGCTACCGCACGATCTGGCGGCGGCTCGGCATGACGCAAAAGCTCCGCGATAGAGTGTATGAGGTATCGGGCACTGATCCTGTTCAGATCGCCATTATGGGCGCTGAACTGCATGTGAGTCCGACCAATGCCTAATCTGGTCGATAACAATACACAGATCCCCGCAGCTCGCGTTAAGATGAACGATGACAATACGGGATTCGTCAACCGCCCGTGGTATCGTTGGTTTTTTAATACTTATCAAGCGCTTGAAGCTGGACGGCGGTATGGATCGTTTTATAGCACAACGGTGTTTACGCCTGCGGCGACCAACACCGCTTATGCGCTAACATTTAATAATACATACACACACGCTGATGGGTCAGACTTAACGTATGGAGTTTACATCGGCACACCAACGTCGCGTATTTATGTAGACAATACAGCTACATACAACTTTCAATTTTCAGCGCAAATACAACAAACCGGCGGCGGCACAAAAAGAGTTTATATCTGGCCGCGCATAAATGGTGTGAATGTTGATGATTCTGCTACTGAATTAACACTTACAGGCGGATCTAACGACGCCGCTGTTGCAGCGTGGAATTTTGTGCTAAACCTTCAGACAGGCGATTATTTTGAGCTAATCTATTCGACTAGCAACACAAATATTACTTTTCCTTATGTAGCTGCTTCTAGTCCAGTTCCCGCTATTCCTTCGGTCATCCTGACCGTTACAAGTTGTGTAGGTGTCTAAATGGCCGTTGTAACGCCCACCGCTAAAGCTCAATTTATTGACGCCGCTGGCATACCGCTGGCAGGCGGGTTTCTTTATACTTATGAAGCTGGCACGACCACGCCGCAGGCGACCTATACGGATTCGACCGCAGCGACGGCGAACAGCAATCCAATCATATTAGATTCGCGCGGAGAAGCTAATATCTGGCTGTCGTCAGCCAATTATAAGTTCAAGCTAACCGACGCTAACGGCACTGAGATTTGGACGGTTGATAATATTGCCGCGCCATCTACGGCTCTGTCGCCGGTCTTTTCCAGTAACGTCACCATCTCCGCTAACACCTCCGGCCCTGCGCTTCTCGTTACGCAAACAGGCGCAGGCGCGGCTATCCGCGTTCAAGATTCAGCCGATCCTGACGCATCACCATTTGTCGTTGACACGACAGGTCAAGTAGGTATCGGCACCGCAACTCCAGCTAATGCTATTGACGTAGCTGGCGGCGCTATCCAGATCTCAACATCCGGCGGCACAGCCCGCACGGTCATGTCGGCGGACTCTACGGATTCTATATTCTCGGTCAATGACGACCGTAACTTTACGGTCAAGACTAACGCGGCGACACGTCTGACAATCAATTCAACAGACGCCACGTCTACAGTTCCTGTTGTATTGCCTACCAATCCGACAACAGCGCTTCAGGCCGCGACTAAAGCCTACGTCGATTTAGGTTCGCCTGCGGGTATTATTGCTCCTTTTGCGGGCACATCAGCGCCTTCTGGTTGGTTGGCCTGTGACGGCTCGGCGGTATCGCAAACAACTTACGCAACACTTTACGCTGCGATAGGCGCAACTTGGAACACGGGCGGCGAAGGTGCAGGTAACTTTAGACTGCCAGATCTTCGCGGTATGTTTTTACGCGGCACAGGCACTAATGCTACTGGTTCGTCTAGCGGTGCGGTAGGCCCGTCAGTTGGCACATATGCAGCAGATACATATCTAAACCACAGCCACGCTGTTACCGACCCAGGCCATAGCCACACTTATAGTATTTGGAGCTATAAACGTCTTGGTGACGGTAGTGGCGGCGACTATTGGAATGGCGGCACGTCAACGTCTACAAGTTCTCAGACAACTGGCCTAACAGTCAATACATCCACGACCGGCGGCACGGAAACAAAGCCAAAGAACTATGGCGTGCTATACATCATCAAGACCTAGTATTATAGTGAGGCATTATGGATCCGTTCACACTAGCCCTTTTAGGAAGCACCGCAGCAAGCGCGCTCAGTAGTGGGGCGGGCTACGCGGCTTCACAACGTGCGGCTGGCACACAGGCCCAGGCCGCTCAGACGGGTGGCATGTTGGGCTACATCGCTCAACAGCAAGCGCTTGAACAAGCGCGTCAAATGGCTGAGAAAGGTGCGGGAGCTGCGGCTGACTACTATGGTAAGGGCCGCGCAGATCTTCTAGAACAAGGCCGTGCAGGTGAAGCTACGGCCCGTGAGTTTTACGGTAAAGGCGTAGCGGCTCAAGAGCCTTATACAACCGCAGGTGCAGGCGCGACAAACCAACTTGCACAACTTTACGGCGTAGGCGGCGACTACACCCGTATGCCGACGCTTGAAGAACTTCAAATGGATCCTGGCTATGCGTTTCGCACCAAGATGGGCGAACAGGCCATGCTCAACATGGCGCGTGCAGGCGGCACAGCGGGTTCAGGTGGCGCATTAAAAGCTAGTATTCGTTACGGTCAAGAAGCTGGCAGTCAAGAATACCAGAACGCATACGCGCGATTTATGGAGAACCGTCTTAGGGCTACGCAAGGGCTTCAGAATCTGGCAGGCACTGGCGCAGGCGCAGCGGGAACAGTATCGCAGCTCGCTGGCACAATGGGTGGTCAACTGTCCGGCAATCAGTTTGGCCTTGGCGCTAACCTCGGCACGATGGCGTCCAACACCGGCAACACGATTGCTGGTCTTTACGGTGGGCTTGCAAGCCCTCAAATGACGGCTTTAGCAGCGGCTAATCCTTATGCGTCGGCTATTGAAAACGTAGGCCAAGCTCGCGCGTCAGGTTACATGGGCGGCGCGTCAGCGCTTCAGAGCGCACTACAGACGCCCGTCAATGCTATGATGGCATATGGCATGGCGGATCGTTTTGCTCCTCAGAACAGAACATCTACATACGCTAACCAAGCCGGCTATCTAAACGGTATGCCATCTTATGCCGCTGGGTTTAGCCCTGGTTTTCAAGGTGCGCCAACAGCCTATAGGTATTAATTATGCCAGTTGATTACACAATAGCTTCGCGCAACGCTTTAGCGAACACGCCCACTGATTTTACGAACATGCTGGCGCAATACCAGATGATGGGCGCTCGCGCTCAGCAACAAGAATTAGCACAACGCGAGTTAGATCGTCAAAATCAATTAATTAGTTTACTAGGCGGCGCGGATATTAACTCGCCTGAAACTATTAATGCGCTTGCAAGAGCGGGATATTTACCTGAATCCATTAGCGTTATGGGCGCGCAACGCCAAGCTGAAGCACAACGGGCAGCGGCGGAAGCGCAACGCGCGACGGCGATGTATCATCAAGGTATGCTCGGCATAGCTCAAGCTAAACTTCCTTTTGAAGAACGCAAACTTACGCAAGAGGCGTTAAAAGAGGAAAGACTTGCGGGTGAAGCGGAGACTAAAGCCGCCAAGACACAATTAGAAAAAGATGCAGAACTATTTAAGTCCGCTGAGAACACAGCGGCTAAAATTGTTATGGCTGGCGGTAAAGGATATGAGTCCTTTTATAAAAAATTACCCCCACAACTACAGTCAATTTTAGACCCTAATTACAACGAAGAAGCGTTGACAAATTTTACAACGCAAATGTCCACAATTCAGGATCAAATTAAACGCCGCGATGAATATGATTTAAAAGAAAGAATTAACCCAGCAACAGGGCTTAAAGAAACAATTGCTATCCCTAAGTTCAGACCAGAAAAAGGCGCAACAGTTGTTCCTGGCTCGGCGGGAGCGGTTCAAGAAAAATATGGGTTTATGCCGGGGCCTGAAGGAACTGGCACAGCTATTCGCACTAATCCATACACGGGAACTGTGGAATCAGTGCCACTTACTAGCGGCATCCCTGCACCGCGTGTTCAAGCACCGCCAGAAGGTAAACTTACGCCTCGCGTTGATATGACCGCACCTCCTAGCGCTCCTGCTAATGTGCAAGAACCAATACCAGGGACGCCTGAGTTTAATAACCGTCGCTTTGGCCGTGAGACATTAACTGCGATAGGATTCAATCCTAAGACAGGCGACGATAATGTATCCAAACTTATCAATAAATCTACAAGCGGCGGTCTTGAGGCTATGGGTTCTGGCGTTAGCGGATTTTTTGGACGTGGGACGCAAGGAGCTAAAGCTATCGCTGAATTAGGCGTCATTGTTAATGACGTCGTTTTAAAAAGACTTAATGATAAGTTAGGCGCGCAAATATCTGACCCAGACCGTGAATTTATAGTGTCCACGTTAGGCAACGTAACAAATGCGTCGCTTCCAAAAGACGTTAGACTTGCGGCGTGGAAACAAGTTAGACAAAGATTAGAAAGATATGCCGGAGAATCTGGCACTAGCGCTGCGCCATCTGATAATCGTCCATCTCTTGGTGAGATCTTTAAATAATGGCTAACTTCTCTGCTAAGATCCAGACAGCGCGCGATGCCGGATACTCTGATGAAGAGATCAAACGGTTTCTTATGGCTACGCCTGAAGCGGAAAAAGCTAAAGAAGCTGGTTATACTGACGAAGAAATCGCGGCGCATCTTGGTCTTGCAACCGGCGAGCCTAGAGAAATTGTTACAACGCCACAAAAGATAGCGGGTTATGTTGGCGAGACGCTTGGTAATATTCCAGCAAGCACGCTTAACTTTGCACAAGGCGTTTATGAAACGGCAACAAATCCGCTTCAGACTGCGGAAGCATTAGGGCAGGCTGTTATGAGTCCTGTCCAAACTGCAAAAGCAGTGGGCGGTTACTTAGGCGAACGCTATGGATCGCCTGCACAAGCATTAGAAACTTTTAAGACCGATCCTGTCGGTGTGTTGTCTGACATCTCTGCGGGCGCAGGTATCGGCGGGTTAGGCGCGCGTTTAGGTGGAAAAGGTGTTCTGGCTCAGAACGCTATGCGCTTGGCTGAAAGAACCGCGCCGTCAAATGTGTTAGCCGGTATGGTGCAGGCTCCTTTCAATGTTGCTGCGCCTGGGTATGAATTTGCGCGCAATGTGATGGCCCCTAAATACGCGGCTTATACGGCAGCGGCTGAGGGTAAAGCGCCAGAGATCATTGCAGCGCTGCGTAGTCCTCAAGCGCAGATTGTCCCTGGCTCTATGCCAACGGCAGCTCAAGCGGCGGTGCCTGTTGGCGCTACTAAATTCCAAGCACTTGGTGCTACGGCCAGAGAAGTTATGCCATCAGAATATGATCTGCGGGCAGAGCAACAAGCCGCCGCGCGTCTCAAGGCATTGCGAACTGTTGCTGGTTCTGAGCGCACGTTAGAGGCGGCTAAAACAGGGCGCGCTAAAGAGGCATCATATCTATATGGTAAAGCAGATAAAACGCTTGTGCCGGAAGATAAGAAACTGACGGAGCTGTTGACGCGGCCTTCGATGGACAAAGCGCTGGCACGCGCTGAAGAGTTGGCCGCAGAGCGCGGTCATACATTCCAGCTTGGAGAGACTAAGCCTGCTACAACTGTTGAGTCAGCTATTGTTGATGAATATGGGCGTCCAATCAAACGCACGATTCCGGCGACAACAGCCAAATATCCTGTTAGCAGCCTGCACGCGCTTAAGATGTCGATGGACGATCTTATTCGCAATCCAGAGCGTTTTGGTATCGGCGCATCTGAAGCCGCAGCTATTGGCAATACGCGCAAGCAACTGATTAGCTGGATCAAACAAAAGTCACCGCTGTATGAGCAAGCGCGAGGTCAGTTCGCCAAGCGTAGTGGCCCGATTAATCAAATGGAGATCGGCCAATATTTAGAAAGCAAATTGCTGTCGCCTTTAGCCGAAGAAGGCCCGCAACGCGCGGGTGTGTTTGCGACCGCTGTTGAGGCTGCGCCGCGCACAATTAAACAAGCTATTGAAGGCGCGCCGCGATTTGAAAAACTTTCGCAAGTCTTGACTCCATCACAAGTTAAGACGGTTAACGATATTCGCGATGATCTAGCGCGTGCAGCCGAAGCGGATCGTAAGGCGCGTGTCGCCCGTGAAAGTGCGCCTGACGCAAAAGAAGTCACTAAAGGAACTATACCCCGCGCTCCTAATTTGCTGAGTAAAATTACGACTAGCGTAAATTTATTTATGAACAAAACGCAAGGACATATAGATAGAAAGTTGGCGCTTGAGATCGCCACTGAGATGTTGGATCCTGAACAAACTGCAAAGGTTCTTGAGGCCGCTGTTGCATACGCAGAAAAAACCAAGAAGACCGCAGCTAAGATAAAAGGCATGGGCGCAGGTGTAAAAGAAACTGTGCGGAAACTTGGCCCCGCGATCTCTGGCGCTGTTACAGTTCAGAACGTGATGCGCCGCAGAGACAACCAGAATGCGATGGCGAGATGACACCAATGGCCGAATATCAAGTGTTTTTTGACGTGGCCGTTGGCGTGATCGGCGTCCTGGGCGGATGGGTATTGAATACCGTCTGGGGCGCTGTCAAAGATTTACAAGCCGCTGATAAAGAATTAGCGGAAAAAGTTGGCGAGATCGAAGTTCTTGTTGCTGGACGCTATGTCACACGCGATGAGTTTAACACGACACTTAGCCAAGTGTTCGTCAAGCTCGACACCATCAGAGACATTGTTAGTCAGAAAGCCGACCGATGAAAGAGAACTACGCGCAAGCTCTCAAACAAGTTCTCAAATATGAGGGCGGCTATGTTGACCACCCAAAAGATCCAGGCGGCCCGACGAATAAGGGCGTTACGCAAGCAGTCTATGATAGCTGGCGAAAGACTCAGAATCTCCCGACGCAAAGCGTGCGCGCTATTGCTGATTCGGAAGTTGCAGCGATTTACAAGAACCTCTATTGGGATCGTATTTCTGGAGATCTTTTGCCCTCTGGCGTTGATTTTGCTGTGTTCGATTATGCTGTGAACAGCGGAGTCAGCCGCGCAGCTAAGACCTTGCAAGCCGTTGTTGGCGTTACGCAAGACGGCCAGATCGGGCCTGCAACAATCCAAGCCACAAAAACTTACGTTGCTATGTCCGTCACAAACAAGCGGCTGGCGTTCATGCAGTCCTTGTCGATCTGGTCTACGTTCGGCAAAGGCTGGTCTGCGCGTATTGCAGACGTTAAAGCGCAGATCATAGCGCTTGTTGGATAGAATCGTATATATCGTCGCCGTTGCTGCGTCGATTTCATACGGTGCAAAACTAGCATTTATGCTTGGCATTTATTTTAGGAGGACAATGGAATGATTAAGAATTGGAAGACAACTATTCCCGGTATCATCACTTTGATCGGCGTCCTCTTCAACGCTTGGCAGACCAAGACGCTTGACTGGTCTTCGCTTCAGGCCGCGCTCGTCGCTATCGGCCTTATCGGCGCTAAAGATTTTAACGTCACGGGCGCATGACAACTGCTATCTTAATTGGCTTATTTTTAACGGTGCTCTACGGCGGCGTTAAAATGTTAATCGCTGATGCTTATGATCGTGGGCGGCGTGAGGAAGTCACACGTCGTATGGATCTGCAAGCCAAACTGAAAGCACAACAAACCAATGTCGTTATGGCCCCTAAAACCGTGGACGATACTGCTACTGATCTTGACAACGGCACTTTCTAGCTGCCAATCAACGAGCGGCGGGTCATGCCCGCCACTCGCTCAATACTCAGTCGCTCAACAGCGCGCCGTTGCCGCTGAACTTCGGCGGCTCCGTGGAACCGAAACGGCTCAATTTATCATCGATTACGGCAAGCTCCGCGCGGCGTGTCGGCTTTAATTCTTCTTTCTTAGCGGGCGTTAGATTAGCGCGCTTCTTGTATCCGATGTTAGCGCCGGTAGCGGCCTTCTGGTTCACGTAATCATTAGCGAACATAGCCGCAAACGCTTCATAGTTCATCGCGTCAAGGCGGCTGTCAATATGCGTCGGATCGCTAAAGGCTCTAGCGTTCTTAACGCAGACCATTATGGTCGCTACCTCAAAGGGATGAATATCGCGGCCCAGACGCAGAGATGCCAAATCAGCAACAAGCTGAAAATTATCCTCAATCCCACCGTAGTTCTCACCGCGTTCGCTTATGATTTCGCTTGCCTGTTGTAATAGATCGTGCGGATTCATCAATTTCCCCTAATAGTTCGGCTCGCTCACGCAACATTCGCAACGTCGTGTAACGCTGATGCAAACGTATAATGACCGTAGACCGCCGAGCGTTCTTGCGCTCGTCACCCAAGAGATCCAATACCTCTTGTTCCGTATAGTCCGTCAGGACTTCGTTCAATTCACGCCAGTTCATTTAAAGCTAACTCCGCTAACGAACGCTTGTCATGCAGACTTGCGTAGATGCGCTCGTCAATAGTCTTATTACAGATTAGGACATAACACCACACTTCTTTTGTCTGCCCGCTGCGGTGCAATCGTCCGATGGTCTGTTCGTAAAGCTCAAGCGACCACGGCAACGATAGAAAGATGATCTTGTTACCGCCGAACTGTAGGTTCAGCCCGTGACCTGCGCTCTTTGGATGCAGGGCCAGAAGCTCAAGTTCACCTTTGTTCCACTTGTCAACGACATTCTCATCGTCCATAGTAGAGAGTTGTGGATATTGTCTTTTTAATTCCGCTAACTCTTCCTTATAATTGTATACAATGATTGTGTTGGCGCGCTGGTTTTCTTCGAGCACTTCTTTTAATAAATCAAACTTATGCGAAGCTACCCATTCCGCGCCATCAGCGCCGTAAATAAAGCCGCCCGCGAGCTGCTGTAATTTTTGCGTGACAACGGCTGCGGTTGGTGCTGTAATGATCTGTCCTAGTTCTAGGACAAAATCTTTCTTCATTTTATTATACGGCGCGAGATCCATATCGCAGCGCATCTCGACGACGTTGAGCGGTGGCAGCTTATCTTTGTATTCGCCAGCTTCTAGCACATATGTCGCGGGTTTGATCGCGGCCATGACATGCGCGAGCGCTTCTGGCAGCGGTTCCCACTGTTGGTAGTCACGATTAACGCAATAGAAATACTGTTGTAAAAACGCGCCTTTGCTGCGGCCTAGCAGCTTTTGGTCAACAACTTTGCACTGACCGAACACGTCCTCTAGGCCGTTCGATGTAAACGATCCTGTCAAGCCCCAACGGATATGGAACTTATCAAGGATCTTCAGTAGGTATTTAAACCTTTTACCGCTTGGGTTTTTTAATCGCGTAAGCTCATCAAAAACCACACCGTCAAAGCCAGTGGGATCAATGCTAGGAATATTGTCATAGTTCGTCACCACAATGTCGGCGTCAGAATCAAAGGCGGCTTTGCGTTGCGCTGGCGTGCCAACAGCAACAGCTATCTCAAATTCGGGGCACCATTTCTGCCCTTCCTGTCGCCAAACATCAGTGCAAACACGCTTTGGTGCAAGCACTAACCAGCGATCTACAAAACCATTCGCTAACATTTCTGTCATTGCGGTTAACGTGATCGCGGTTTTTCCAGCGCCGACGGGCGCAAGAATCAGTGCTCTATCGCGTGCGAAGAGGAAGTCTGCGGCTTCATGTTGATACGGTCGTAAGTCCATCTATCTACCTGTTCACGATTCCAGAGGCACGCATAACGCTGATTCAATTTACGCATATCTTCGGCAAATATTTTTTGTAACGCGGACAGCTTGCCGCCGTCCTTTTTTAATTCTACAAACCACGTCTCGCCGTTTGGCAAACAGACAATTCTGTCAGAAACGCCACGATTTGATAGGCTGTTAAATTTAAATGCAAGGCCGTTAAGTGATTGAACGGACTTAACAAAGTAGCGTTCAATGTCTTTTTCCAAATCAGTCATAAAAAACTTATTGACACATCTGTAATAAATTGTCTAGTATGCAAATCACGAAAGGTAGTCTACAATGCACTCGGATATAGTCGGCGGTTCCACAGCGAAGCGCGTAATGAACTGCCCTGGCTCAGTAAAGCTGGCGCAATCCGTTCCCCCAAAACCAACATCAAAATATGCAGAGGAAGGATCACTGTTACATGACGCGATGGATAAGATCCTCTCTCACAGTGCATCTATTGATGACTTTGGCCTTGGCGATGATCTCATTGAGCGTAAACTACGCCCTGCCCTTGACGCGCTGAATGAGATTGATCCTGACACACAGATGGAATTTCAGACTGAAGTTTCCGTCTCTTTCGGAGGGTATCTAGCTGGCGTATTCGGATCCTGTGACCTCATTGGTCGTATTGGCAATCGTGCAATTGTTCTCGATTGGAAGTTTGGTGATGGGGTGGCGGTGGATGCTGTCGAGAACCATCAACTTATGTTTTATGCCGCTGCGGCTATGCGGACTGAAGAGGCCCGTTGGGCGTTCGAGGGCGTTACTGAAATAGAGTGCGTCATTGTTCAGCCGCCATACGTCAAGCGTTGGACTACAACACCCGGACGTATCAAAGCGTTTGAGCGTGAGCTATATGATGCTGTAACGGTAGCGTTGCGGCCTAATGCGCCTGTGGCGCTTGGCGATCATTGCAAATGGTGCCCTGCTAAACCTATTTGCCCTGCGATGACGGGCGAGACAGAACGCGCGCTAAAGACTAAACTCAACAGCATTACGCCAGAAGGCTACGGCAATGCGCTTATTATCGCTGACCGCGTTGAAGAGTGGGCTAAAGAAATACGCAGCATGGCGCAACAAGCGCTTGAGAACGGTATCGCCATCCCAGGATTTAAACTTGTGCCAAAGCGCGCAACCCGTCAGTGGGTCAACGACGAAGGCGCATTGGAAGCTCTTAGAGAAATGGGACTTGAGCTTGATGAATTAACAGAGACGAAGTTAAGATCGCCAGCGCAGTTAGAGAAGGTGTTGAAGAAACACAAACTAGAACTGCCGAAAGATCACGTCGTCGCTGTTTCCACGGGTAACACGATTGCGCCGGAGTCAGATCCGCGCCCAGCCGTGTTGCAACTTGGTAAGCACATCCGTGCTGCCACAACTAAACTACAGGTGAAGTAATGTCTAATCTCGTAAAGTTCGCTGGTAACGCTCCTACAGTCTCTAATCTTGCACAAGTGTTGCGTTCGGTTAAGACCGACACAGCGCCTATTGGCATGGCAATTATCAAGATGGACAAAACCGGCCACTGGGTTGTCGGGGCTGACCAGACTGAAATTGAAAAGGGCAGCGTATGGGCTGTTAATCCTTTGTCTTTTGTCCACGGCTTCATCGCTTGGGGTCAAGGCGAAGTATTAGCAGAGAAGATGTACCCCATAGATGTTAATCTTGATTCGATTGACTTGGGGCCAGCTCCTAGCGGCGCGCAGCGCGGTTGGGAAAACCAGCTTGGTATGGCTGTTAAATGTGTGCAAGGTTCGGACGAAGGACTTGACGCGCGTTTTTCGACCACATCAGTCGGCGGCAAGCGTGCGTTAATCGCGCTCATGAACGAAGTCGCAGACCAAGATGATAAAGACCACGCGAATAATGTGGCGTTGGTAGAACTCGGCAGCGAGTATTACGCGCACAAAGTTTATGGCCGTGTTTACACTCCTGTATTCAAGGTCATTGACTGGGTCAGCTTTGATTATAACGGCGCTGGTGAGGCGAAAGCTGAATCGGCAAGCACGGGCCGTCGTCGTCGTAGCTGATATGTCGGGGCGGCTTCGCGTGACAACAGGCCGTCCCGCTTTTTTCTAACAGAAAGATAAGAAGATGGCCGAACGTAAAGTTTGGAACGACGCAACACGTCTAACGCCCAAAGAACAACAGGTCTATGATCTGTTTAAAAAGGGTTTTAAGTGTAAAGACATCGCGGTGATTCTTAGCATATCGCCAAGCGCAGCGCGAACAAGATTAGCATTAGCAAAAGATAAAGTGAGGTGCGGCGGATGATTATTCAGCTTGACCCGCCGATACCTGTATTAACGCCAAAAGGTGCAGGATTAGCGCATATGGTTATTGATTACGGCCCAGAATATAATCTGTTTTGGGTTGTGTTCATAGATACGACCGGCGAGTGTTGGACATACGCAAACATGGACATACGCGCACAGAAGAATATCACGCTAGGAAGAGTGACATGAGCGATGCAAGTTTATCACACTGTGAAAAATGTAACGAACCAGAATATGCCTGCATATGTGGAGATCGCGAAGCACGATTAAAAGAACTGATGGGCGACTTACTGTTCACCATTAAAGAATACTCTGAGAAAAATGAGAGGCCAGATGAAATACTTTTTGTTCTTGACCGCATTACTGCTGCTTATCGCACAGCCTTTGAAAGCACAGGAAATGGAGACGACACAGCGCTTCACTGAGATGAACTACGGCGAACAGACTTTCATCTACGACCGCAACGGGCGCATGGTTGCTGCGGGCGTAGGCGATGAGTATGGCATGTATTACAGCAACCGCTACGGCCAGACTATCGGCACAAGATACAACGCAGGGGAATGACGATGGCAAAAATAGGATATGACACTACAGGGCGCGTTCGTGAAGCCGCCCAAACTATTCAAGACGCATGTAATAAGTTTGTTCTTAAACATAGAGACACTGACGCAGTTATTCAAAACATATGGGCACTAGCACAGGTTCTGGGTTGGAATTTAGCGGTAAATAAACCCCCGCCGGATGTTCTTGACGAACTCTTAAATCGTATAAGAGCTTGCGCTGAGTTATCTGAAGACGAAATTGAAACCTTTGATGTGACCAATACCTTACAATGATCTGGCTTGACTTTGAAACGCGCAGCGAGTGCGATCTGACGACGGCGGGCGTATATAACTACGCTCGCCATCCAACGACGCAGATCTTGTGCATGGCCTTTGCATTTAACAACGATAGCGTCAACGTCACAACTAACGTGTCGGATATGCGTAAGATAATATCTGAGGCGCATGACCAACAGATACGCGCACATAACGCCGCGTTCGAGCGTCTTATTATCACGCATGTGCTCGGCATACCGATGGTCATAGATCGCTTCTACTGCACCGCTGCACAGGCACGCGCTAACTGTATGCCAGGATCGCTTGAAGATGTCGGTCGCTTCATGGGCGCGGCGATGCGTAAAGATCACAAGGGTGCTGCGCTCGTTAAGAAACTCTGCACACCGCCTTTCAAAGGCACCGCTGAAGATCTCGAAGGATTGATTAGTTATTGCGCGCAAGATGTTCGCGCCATGCGTGACTTCAGCCTACGCATCGAACCGTTAAGCGAAGAACAACTTACAGATTACCACGTCAACGAGCGCATTAACGACAGAGGCGTGCGCGTCGATGTCGGGCTGTGCAAAGCCGCGCTGGCATATTCTGAGATTGAGGTTGTTGATATTCAAAAGCGCGTTACTGAGATTACGAAAGGCGCGATTACATCAGTCCGCAGTCCTAAGATGCGCGAGTGGGTGTTAGCGCGGCTGGGGCCGGATGCGTTAAAGTTGGCTGTCAAAAACGATAAGCCGTCTATCGACAAGAGCGTGCGGGCCGCGCTGTTGTCAATAGACGACCGCGACCAAGTGCCAGCCGATGTCGTCGAGGTTATTCAAGCCGCTGATGATATGTGGGCGTCGTCTGTCGCTAAGTTCAAACGGCTTGAACAACTCGCGGGTGACGACAATCGTGTGCGCGGCGCGTTTGTGTTCGCAGGTGGCAGCGCAACAGGTAGAGCGTCATCATACGGGGCGCAAGTGCATAACTTCGCACGTAAGTGTGCAGACAAACCAGACTCAGTTCGTCAAGATATGGTGCGTCGTAAACCGATTGTTCCTATACATGGTAAGCGCGTCACTGATGTGCTCAAGGGTATGTTACGCCCCGCGTTAATACCAGCCACTAACAAGAAGTTTGTTGTAGCAGATTGGGCGTCCATCGAAGCCCGTATAACTCCGTGGTTGTCCAATAACGGTCAAGCCAAACTAACTTTGTTTGAGACGGGCGCGGATGTTTATAAAGTAAATGCTGCTAAAACATTTAATATCGAAGTAGATCAAGTAACAAAAGATCAGCGTCAAATCGGTAAAGTTCAAGAGCTTGCGTGTGGTTTCGCTGGCGGTGTCGGCGCGTTTGCTGCGATGGGGCGCATCTACGGCATTGATTTACCTGAGAATGAAGCAAACAAGATGGTCAAAGGCTGGCGTAAAGCAAATGATTGGGCCGCTGAGTTCTGGTCTGCGTTAGAAGTTGCATACATTGACGCAATGCGAAATGACGACAAGGAATATGAAGCGGGCCGCGTAAAATACTTGCGGCAAAACAGACACCTTTGGTATATTCTCCCTTCGGGCCGGATGCTTTGCTATCCGTATGCCGAATTTAATGCCGCAAAAGAAGAGGTGACATACGCAAAAGCGTCTTTCAAGCCCAGCGCCGATGCTAAACAATGGCCGCGCGCGAGGTTATGGAAAGGATTAGCTTGTGAAAATATTACACAAGCTACCGCAGCAGATATTTTACGTCATGCTTTACGCTGCCTTGATAACGAAGGTTTTGATACTGTTCTACACGTTCACGATGAAATTGTTATTGAGACAGATAATCCAGACAAAGCACAAAAAGCATTAGAAAGAATAATGAAAACGCCGCCAGCGTGGGCGGAAGGTTTACCTTTAGACATAGAAGTTTCCGTTATGGGGCGGTATGGCAAATGACTTTCGTTGATTTTCTTAAAAGCCTTGCATTTGATGGCGAAACAGCGCTTTTTGTTAAACAAGTATTAAAGAAGCGTGACGGTCAGATTTATTATTTCCCTGACGGAACGCCCGATTCAACTTATCCTGCTTACTTACCAGATCAAGCGCGCATACGCGAAGGCGATGCGTGGTATGGTAATACTGGCTGTTATATCTTAGAGCGTTTCACTGACGGTAAAGTTAGCGCGTCAGCCGCTAATTGTGATTACGTTCTTGTTATGATGTTAGATGATATTGGATCGTTGAAAGATTACGGTCAACTAAAGATACCGCCGTTAGAACCTACGTGGAAGATGGAAACAAGCGAAGGTTCTATTCAGTGGGGCTATGCTTTTAATCCAGATAATCAACCAACGACGAATGAGTTCAGCGCAGCGATTAACGCCATAGCTGACGCGCTCTACACTGACAAGGGCGCGGTCAATCCCGTGCGTAACTTTCGTCTCCCTGGCAGCGTGAACTTTAAACGCGGGCGTAACAACTTTGCAGCTAAGTTGCTTGAGTTTCATCCCGACCGTTTGTTCTCGCTCGATCAGATCTGCACCGCTCTTGATGTAACGCCAGGAGAGGCGAACACAGCGCGCGGCCACCACATACGCATTAAAGATACTGGCGGTGATAATGTCACAGCGTGGCTGAACGAGAACAATCTTATCTTATCCAGCAATAACAATGAAGGCTGGCGCAGCGTTATCTGTCCTAATCATGCAGAGCATAGCGAAGGATTAGAAGGCCGCTATCAGTCATCGACGCGATCATATTTCTGTTTTCACGGTCATTGCAGAGATAAGATCGACAGTAATTATTTTTTAAAATGGGTTGCTGACAATGGTGGGCCGCAAGAGAAGCAAGGGCTGCGGAGTGAACTGCTAACAGATCTCGGTAAGAAGGTTCGCGCTAACATAGAACCAACTGCGGCGTTTCCAGATGATGCTAAAGCGCGCCAGACTGAAGCTGACATCTTAACTGCAAAAGTAGAAGATCGCGGTAAATGGTTTAAAGAATGGGCTTATGTTGTTACTGATGATGGTTATTTTAATTTAGTTAATCGTCGTGAGGTTTCGCGCGCGTCTTTTAATGCAATCTTTCGTGGCACAAAATGCGTGTCGATACATACCAACCGTCGCATTGAAGCGTCAACATACTTTGATGAAAACCGTGAAGCGTCAGGAGGCGAACTTGTCAATGAAATCACTTACGCAGCGGGTGAGAAGGCGCTTGTTACGCGCGATGGTCTTATCTATGGCAATAAATGGATTAACGCGCGACCAGAGATTAAACATTCAACAACAAACATAGATCGTTGGCTAAAGCATTGTGAGACGCTTGTGCCAACAGATTTTGAGCGCGAGCACATCTTCGACATGATGGCGTTCAAGCTGCAACACCCAGAGCTTAAAATCAATCACGCGGTGTTGCATGGCGGTGATGAAGGCGCTGGCAAGGATCTTATGTGGGCACCGTTCATATGGAGCATCTGCGGCCCGTTCCAGCGCAACTATGGTCTGATTAAGAATGAGTTGATTAACAACCAGTGGGGTTATCTTTTAGAGAGCGAGATCGTTGTTCTTAACGAGCTGAAGGAAGGCGAGGCCGTTGAGCGCCGCGCGCTGGCTAACCAGCTCAAGCCGCTAATCGCTGCGCCGCCGGATCTTATCTCGATCAACCGTAAGGGCTTGCATCCGTATTACATGCTCAACCGTCTATTCGTCCTAGCGTTCACCAACCATCGCCTACCGATCACGCTTGAATCGTCCGACCGTCGCTGGTTCTGTGTGTGGTCAACGTCTCCACGTATGAAAAGCGAAGACGGCGCGGCGATGGCCGCTTGGTATCAGAAAGAAGGCTTTAACGCTATCGCTGGCTGGCTGCACGACCGCGACGTGTCTAAGTTCAATCCTGGCATGTTCCCGCCTTTGACAGACTACAAGCGTTCGCTGATCGAGAGCGGCATGTCTATCGCTGAGAGTTACATCTTAGACGCGATCAATAACCAGAAGCACCCGTTTACGCGGCGCGTTATCGGTAGCCCGTTCCATAAGATCTGCCAAGAGTTATCTAAGGATGATGACGCGCCGTTTACTAAGATGAAGATCCCGCCAGCGGCGCTATTTCAGGCGCTCAAGGAAGCCAAATGGATTGACTGTGGTTCTGTTGGCACAAAAGAGCACCAGACCAAGAAGCATATGTTCTGCGCGCCTGAGATGTTGGATCAATATACTAAAACTGAACTGCGTAACATGCTCGAAAATACGGTGAAAACAAATGTCAAGACTGAAGATAACAATGTTGTGCATATTGATAAGTCTAAGCCTAAGTGGATGTGAGTTGACGAAGATCGTCTATCACACCTGCAAGGAAGGGCTATGCCGTTGACATTTATGAGAAACGGTGGGATCATGGTCTGACCCTTATGGAGGGTTAGCTCATGTTCTTCTTTGCATTACTGCAAGAATTTTTATTTTTGTTGTTTCGTCAACCTCGGCCAGCGCCTCTTCGAGCGCCATCCTCAGACGGTTGCTTTCGTCCACGGCGGCGGTGATCGTCCACTGTGAGCGTTGCCTAGCTTCCTCATATCCTTTAAGATAAGCGCCGCTAACTTCTTGCTGAAGGGCTTTTAGCCGCCTTTCGTATTCGGTGTTTGTCATGGCCGACCTAATGGGTTTAATCGAAACTGATCCTAACGCCCAGGCGTTGCCTCTATCGCAGCGGCAACTTAGCCCGCGCGTCCGCAACTCGCTGGCGAGGCTTAAAAGCACATTATACAACGATCCCACCGCTTATGAATATATGCGCGACCGTATGACGAATAACCTCGCTAACATTATGGCGGGTTATAATGACTATATGCAGCCGCCTCCTATCCATTATCAAGCGATGCCGTTTCTTGGTGATCCATCGCAGCCGCAACTGCAACAATTGCAGAGCTATCCTTATGACGAAACGGACGAATATTTGTTCGGTAAGTCTCGCATGGGGCCGGTCAATTACTTTAGGCCGCGCAACTATTACGGCCCATAAGACTAAAGACGTTAAAAAGAAACCCCACGCCGTGAGGCGCAGGGCCAAGTCTAGGGGAGGTCAACACGTCCCCAATTAATAGCAGATACCTAGCCCATCGTATAGCAGGGCGGGGTCAATTAGCTGATATGTATACATCATTTAAGCCCCAGTAGAACTTCGACTATTACTGTTATCAGCACCGCTAGGGCGCTTTGTTCTTTTATATTGTGTCCCATTTAGTCTCGCCTCCCAACATTTAACGCCATATATGATCGTGGAATGGTCGCGCTTGAAGATGCGCGCCAGTTTCAGATAGCTTGAGTGTGTCTCCTGTCTCGCTCGCCACATAGCCTTATGGCGAGCGATTGTATATTTGGGCTTGTTCTTGTGGGCGATGATGTCTGAGGGGAAGATTAGAAACTCATCCGCCACTTCAGCTATGATCTCTCTTACAAACACATCACCCTCTCTTTCTGTTAGTTTATCCCACCATGCGGAGCGCATCTTGGAGCGCCTCCTTTTCTTTTATGACCTTGATCCGCGATGCTATGGTCGCGGCGCTTTGGCCCATAGCTGCGCCTATCGCATGATTATCAAGCCCTTGCTTGCGTAGGTCTTGGATAGCCTGCTCGTAGGGCGTAAACGCTTCCGGGTCTTTCTTGTGTCTAAATGGTTCCATCTTTTTCATGACCGCGCCCCGATCTCGCCCTCTATCAACTGGCGTCTAAAATCGTCGCACTCGTATTCCAGCATGACGCGCAGCGCGTCAGTGTCGAGTCGATACAACATTTGCAGAAACTCATAATAGTCTTTCATCTTAGACATGATTAACCCCACTGTTGCGCCATAGCATCAGCTATGCCTTGATATGTTTTCGATCTTTCTTTCCATCGGTCAGGGCTTGGCGGCATCTTGTGAACACGCGCCTCGCGGCCATCAACGATGTTGGTCGGTTTTAGTTTCGGTAAATTTTTAAGCCATAGACATGTCGATTTAGTCTCGCCATGTCCAAACTGCCACGGCTGCACAATCTGGTCAGGTTTTCTTATCTTTGAACTAATAACGCTGATAGGGTTTTCTATACATATGCGCGGCGCTGGCGCGTTCATTAACATGCGAACAAAGTCTAGCGCCTCTTGCTGCTCTTGCTGTTTATCCTTGAACCAGCGTGCGCCACTGACGGCCAGATGCGTGCAGGGCGGATGCGCTATGATTAAGTCCCAAGGATATAGTTCTATTATTTCTCTGACATCACATTGCCAGTGGTAGGATTTATCCTCGCTTTCTGTGGGCAATAAATCGCATGATCTGGCGTCATGCCCTAACGCTCTAAAAGCGTCGCGCACTATGCCGCTAAATTCACAAGCCACTAAAACGCGCATCAGATCACGCCTCGCTCTTCCATCGCGTTTAATGCGACAGCGTAAAGATCAATGCTTGTAAGCTCGCCTATCTCCCATAAGCGCCGCAAGTCAGTGTGAAGCTCGCGCTGAACTCGTTTAGGCAATGGCGGGCTATACTCGCTTGCGGGCGTGTCGAGATGAAATCCTACGCCTAATTTTTTTACCCAAAACAGACATATATTGCGGGCTTCGTGCTCTAATTCATACATGTCAGTAGTCCCTCTTATCTTCGCCAGCATCTTCCTCACACGCCTCTAATAGATCATCGCTATCAATGAGCGCGTCATGTATGAGCTTATAAAGCCAATGATCTTGTGAGAGATTAAGAGCTGGCACGTCTTTCTTATTAGAGTTTAACGTGATGGACGTGATGTCTACATCAGTCACCCACGGCTCAAATATACCTACGTCAGGCTCGGCGGCGGCTATGTTGTAATCCACGTCGATCTCGCCCGCCGCCATGACGGCATAGCCCTTGATTAGTTCAAGCTCATCAAAATAATATGTGAACTTCATTTGTAGTTCTCCCCATTGCTAAAGAAAGCGTCCGCGCGGCGCTCATACTCATTGTCGAGCGCTTCCTGCATGGCGCATCGCGCGTCGATCAGATGCCACGGTAAGGGCGCGGGTTGCGCGTCGATGATCTTTATGAGCGCGTCGAGCGCTTCGATCTCTAGTTCAAGCTCTAGCATTATGCCGCCTCCGAATATTCGTCGATCATGTGTTGCGCTATTTCGCGCCAATTGACGTCGAATAAAAACGCCATTGCGTATGAGAACGATAGGCCCATTGCATTGCCTATCTCAGCCTCTAGTAATTCTTCGACGTGTTCTTTGAGACTGACAGCTAAGTCATACGCCTCTACGTTATAATCCTGCCCCATCTCATACGGATTATATCCGTCGAATATCTCTAGATTGACGCGCCACGTGGCATAGTTCGTCCAGCCGTTATAATCGCTCATTGTGTTGTCTCCTATGTGGATTTGTTACAGTTAAGCCCAAACTATCTCTGTTTCTTCGTCACAATCAGTGCAGCTATATGACTTGTCATATACAGTGCTAACAAGCCACGCTTGATCCGCTTCGCTCCACCAAACGCAAGCGTCAGCAACAACATTCAGACTGCCACAATATTTGCATTTAGGATACATGTTAAACCCCTGTTGATTTGTTACAGTTAATCGGCGTAGTGGATAAATAATACGGTGCAACAGCCGTATGGTCGAAAGTCTATCATGTCGCCATAGTCCTCGACGCGCCCACGCAATCCCGTTATCCCTACGGCTGCCTTGGCTTTCTTCATCAGTTCGCGCCGATATATCTTGTTTGCCTTGCAATAGTTGGTCGAGCCGTCATACCCGTAGTGGGTAAGCTCCGGCATGGTAACAGTTGCGCGTCGCACCCACGAATAGTTAGATTCGCCGCCAAATGTATCAGTGTATTCGATGTCGTATTTGTGCATTGTCTTTACTCCTTATGTGGATTTGTTACGCATAACAAAAATATAGGACTGCCAGCGCCATCATTGGCACGAATAACGTGGCGGCAATCGTGAAAACTATCGTCTCGATGATCTGAATTGTTCGCATGTGATTTGCTCCAGGTGATGATTGACTTTTCCACAATTGGCTGATTTTGTCAAATACTTTTTTACAAGGGCATTA